GCCTGAATCATCGTAGCTGTGGATCGTGACGTATTCGATCCCCTCCTGATCATTGCGCTCATTGTACGGAGTTAATCTTTTCGCTAGCTGCGAAGTAACGATCCAAAATACATGCACTTCGTCAGATTCTGACTTGATAAAGGACTGCACAGGCTGATCTAGAGCGCTCTGACTGTCTCTGGCGTTAACTACTCTGCTATGTGGTGCAGATAGCAAAATATAGCCGTTTTTCGGCGTGGAAATCGTTACGCTGGTGCTGTGATCTGTTGTCTCATTTGGCTCATAGAAATAGACATAGCAAATCGATAATGAATCATCGTGCTTAATTTGATATCCATCTACCTGCAATGTCAATACACGATTAGCATAATCAGCGCCTGCTTTTCTGGCAAAACTCACCAGCTCGCCCGTCGTATCTGTTACAACGACATCTTTGAAATCTGATCGGATATTATCCCAGAAATCATCCCAATCAGGCGGAATATCGATCTCTATGTCAATCGTAGCCGATACACCAGTACCACCAAAAGAATTGATCCCGACAATCTGCCGGCGTCGATAGTCTGCATTGTACCACGTCATTTTTACACTCCTGTTCTACTCTGGAAAGGCACAGTCGCCTCAATGTAGCCAATCGCAACATTATCAAGCCCATATCTATCGCCCTCGACAGCTGTGAAATTGCAGATCACATTGTCGATTGTGCGTGTAGTATCTGGATTAGCAAGGCCTAGCCAGCGATCCTCTGTGATTGCCTTGATCACATCGCTCGACAGATTGACAGCATTTTGCAGGCGCTCAGCAACAGAAGCACCGCCGCAAAACACATAGATCTCAAATCGTGCTGTCATGCGATAGCTAGCCAGATTTAAGCCTTGCTCTGTAGTGAAATCGATAAAGTTTATAGATGCATAGGGGATCTGTGGCGGTTCGAGTATTGAGCCAATAACAGCGCAATTGCGCATATCGACACCACTGTAGCCGCTAGTGAAATCCTGTGCAGTTTTGTCCTTAAGCGCATTGATAATCCTGTATGTTGTTGAATCTGGCATCATTTATCCTCTAGCAATGCAACACGCAGCAGATCATTGAGCTTCGGCCGGATCTCTTTTTGCTGTGCTTCGATGCTGCGGCCGAGAAATAGACGGGGCTTGATATAGCGCGTGCCGAATTCAATATAGCGTGCATATTCTAATTCTGTGCCGCCAAATTGCCCTCCTGCTTGAACTATAGCAGTAGGCTTGCCGTCCACAACAGCAAAACGCCCCGCGATCGATTGTCGGAGCCGTCCTGAGCGATTATTGAAGCGTGAAAAAGCCACCTGCTTAGATCGCGCCTCCATTTCGAGCGCTGAGATCTTGAGCCGCTTTTCTAGCTGATTCAACAGCCGCCGCTTTGCGCCTCTCATTTGTGGCGATAGATCTTCGAAATCCATTGCGCCCCCTAGATGATGACTTGACTTGATCGATAGGGATAAAGTAGCTGCTTCACTTCATCAGGGATCTGATTTGGCATATATGTAGTCGTCGCGTTTCTAACTGACTGGCTTTTCTTGCCTTGACTGCTCTTTGCTCTGTGTAGCTGGCTAGCATAGACGCAGACAGCATGTACGAGATCTCTGTGAAATAATGTAAATCCAAATGTGCCGATTACACGATTGCCGCGATATGACTTTGTAAATCCTACAGTGCTCGTATCTGGCTTGATAATCAATAGCCCCTGCTGCTTATCTATGTCGTATTCATCGCTATTAACTTCTGTGTCTGCTGTATATGCTCGATCGGGATCGGCATGCACTGAAGTAATCGATACAACGGGGCGGATCGGCAATTGCAACACGCTAATATCATTATACCAATATGAATCGATATAAAGAGTATATGTCGATACTGCTAGAGTCGGCGTGTTACTGCTATCAGGCGCAGGAAAGCCGAGCCAGCGTGCAATTGCTGCCTCGACTCTATCCAGCAAATTAGATAGCTCTGTATCAGCATTGGATCCCGATATTTCTGGCAAATATTCTTTTAATATGTCCGTCGTAACAAGAGCCATACTGATACAAATCCTCTAGTCAGTTAGTAATTGCGAGCTTGACGCAAATGCAGGCAGATAGTCGCATTTGTGGCCTTTCCGCTTGCTGCTTTTGTGACTTTGACGATCAAAGAATCGCCGGCCTCAAATACTGCTTTATCATTTGCACCTTGATTAACAAGATCAGCAGCAGTCAGAGCAGTCAGAGCGCCCTCTGCAGTGTTCAAAGTAGCCCACTCAAAAAGAGCAGTAGATTGATCATTGCCCAATACTTGGAAAGTTGCATAGTTAGTCGCATCAGCAACAATCCCAGCCACATCGACAACTTTAGCGGCTACAACTTCAATACGCTCATGAAAGCAGATCGCTACAGTGTCAGCAGTGCCGGCAGCTGTCTCAAGGCGGACATATTCAGGATAATAGTAAGACATAATAAACTCCAGTTAGATAGGGAGCCGAAGCCCCCTAATCAATGATTATAGATTGAATCCGAAAGCAACGTTTTTCACGGTTGAAGCATCCAAAGAATCAAATGTCAATCGCTCAGTAGCTACCATGTTGTAAGCGCCAGAAGTAATATCTTGCTCTTGTTGGATCTGGATGCCGCGACGTGCAAAGATATTCCAAGATTCACGAGATACTACTAACATCCCAGTAGTAGCGCCGGATCCTGTGTACTTTCCAGTAGTAGCAAGATCATCAGACATGAATCGAGATACTACTACAGGCATTCCGAAGATCGATCCCAATTGGCCAGTCAAGATTGTAGCTTGTGGGCCGAATTTGTCCAAAGTGATCAACTGCTCTAATCCCATCAGATTGCCGTAAAGAGCTTCAGGAGATACGATCAACACTTTGTCAGATGCAGCATACTCGCCCAATTGAGAAATCAACTCGAGCATTTTTGCAGCGTCGAAGCTGTTAATGTTCAAAGTAGTAGTTTTGTCAAATGCAGCAGCACGCAATCCAACGAATAAACGACGATGATCATTTGATCCGCCTAGACCAGCAGATCCCCAGCGTCCGCGAATATCCCAGTTAGCGATATCATCTTGATGAGTAGAAGCGGAATCACCATTTATAATTGCATCTTCAAGAGCATCGCGCATATCCTTAGCGATCATGCGTTGCATAGCAGGCAACAACAAAACAGCAGAATCTTCGATCAATTCTTCGTCAAGGATGTAACGAGTAGCGAGGCCCTTAGCAGTGATCTGAGCTTGGCCCATAGAGACAGTGCTAACAGGATACAAAGCAGGATTGTCGCTTGTTACAGTGCCTTTGATGTATGGACGGCCGCCGCGATCGATGCGAGGAGCTAACATAGTGTTAGATGTCATTTGTACTTCGTTGAACAAAGAGCGAACAACTGTCGGCACTTGATATTCCATGTGCAACTGAGCCAAGAATTGATCAGGGATCAACTCAGCACCAACACCGGATCCGTCATAGTTTGCTTTGCTGATTTGAGCAGCGATTGAGCGAGGCGCTACAGCAAGATGACGAGCAATAGCAAGATCCATTTTTGGAGTGCTTTTGTCGCCTACAAGCATGCTCTTGATCATCATGCGATCATTAGCAAGGCGCTTCATTTCTACGTGCCAGTTTGACAGATTCTCTTCTGTATCAAGCAAGCCGCATTCAGTGACAGTAGTCAAGCCAGCTGCTGTTTTTACGCGAGTTTTGCCAGTAGTCCAGCGGATAGATCCATCTTCGCCAACGAACTTTTTCAACTGATCGTCAGTGCCTGTGATCTCAGCAGAATCTGCACGATATACAGATTCTTCCATGATTCGCTGTGCTTCTTTGATAGCATTTACTTGCTTTTCAATAGTAGCAACTTTCTCATCTTGATTAGTGCGAAGAGTCTTAAGCTCTCCCATGATTTGTTTTACTGCGTCCATTGACATAGTATCTCCAGTAGTTAGGTAGTTAGTTAGTTATTCAATTCCTTAAGGTGGAACAGTAGATCGTCGAGTGAAAAGGATTTTTCTTCCTCTTCATCTTCGTCCATTTCTTTATCTTCATCATCATAGCCGGCGCCTTTATCTTCATCTTCATCGTGGCCGCCTTTGTCCTCTTCGTCGTGCATTGATTCTTCAATGATCTCCTCTTCTGGCTCTTCTGGCTGCTCTTCTGAATGTGCAGCGAATTCGACTAGATAATTGCCATTGTCAAGCTCTTGAATCGATACGATGTGCCTGTGTACTAGCATCGATTTTGCTACGTCTGACAGAGTGATATTTGCTGTGTAGTGCTTCGACAAAGTCGCTTCGTTATTTGCTGGGATAGTCACGATCGACACCTCTAATAATTCAGATTTAGGAAAATAATAGCCGCTTTTTCCGTGATATGGATGATCGGCAGGTAGTTTATTTCTGGCGATTGATTCGCTGGGTTGAAATCCAACAGATACAGCATTGATGAAGCCGCCGCGAACTTTGCGCTCGACTTGCTGCGCCACTTCGTCATTTTTATCGAATTCAACATCGAGCATCAGCTGGCCATCTTTGACGTATGCTTTGCCCTTTCCAATTGGCAGCTGTGTAGGATTATGATTCAGCAAAATGATCGGATTGCGCTCGTAGGCTCTGAGATCCCAGCCGCCCTGATCGACAATGTCGCCGTATCTGTCTGGATTCGCTGTAGACGCTACAAAAGATATCTTGCTATCTGTCTGCTCTGCTTTTGTGTTGAATCGCTTAAATTGCATGGTTTTAGCCCTCACAGAATACGATATAGCACATTGATCAAGGGTTGCATGTATTATTTGCGCTCTCTGTATTTCTCGTAGCACTCTTCGCGCTGTTCAATAAAGGATTCACAATGATCTACAATGATCTTACTGTTGGCTACATTGCTGATCTCTTCGCACTCTTGGCCGCTTGTTTTGCTGTCGATGCCGCGCGTCATGACTCTGCAATACATTTCCCTGCACAATAAGTCTCCGTAATTCTTGATGTATTCTGCGCCGCATGGTATCACGAGCATATCAAGATTTGTCAGCTGCTTGATGACTTCCTGCTGATCTCCTGCGACAGGATCCGCAACAACGACAACAGCTGGATCGGGCTGCTGTGCGTTTCGTTTATTGATCATTGCTGCTGTGGAGACGCCTCCAACGACTAGCCCAGCAAGGCCAGCGATTGCCAAAGTTAAGATCATGTTATCTCCGTCGAAATCCTTGATATTGTCTTTTTGTCTATCTGTCATTTTAATTCTCGATGATCACGGGTGCAATAGTACAGCGGCAATTGATATCCATCGCAGGCTCGCCAAATGATGCAGGAGCAGCTCCAGCGTAGCCGTCGATCTGGAAATCATCAGTAACGGGGATCGGCTCGCTGTCGTCTAGTGCTGCATGTGTCTCTCTGACTGAATCGTCACGGCTAGAGATCCATTCTTTCATGACTTGCACATTTTCGGCCTCCTGAAACTCTCTATAGGCCTCATTTGTAGCAGTGTTGATCGCTTTCGTTGTCTCTGTCTGCGCGATGCGCTCTGCTCGTGCTGCGCTGAATGTTGTAGCCGCTTCTATCTGTCTGGCGATCTCTGCATTTGGCAGGCCGTCGACGATCCCGCGCTTGACTAATCTTTTGACTTGCTTTTCATTTGTATCGACAATCTGACGCGCGAATTTGGCGATCTGGCGCTCATCAATCTGACGCTCTCCAAATGCGAAATCAAGCGGGCGGGTAGCGCCGATCAATCTGTAAAGCTCTTCAATCTGATCATTGCCAGTCAGGAAATAGACAGAGCGATATGCACGGCCGATAATCGATCTGATTGCTTTGATCTCTGTTACACGTCCAAGAATCGATGCGTAATCTATTGCCTTGCTTTCCTGCTCGATCAGCTGTGTTCGTAGTGTCTGCGCACGCCGTGAATATCGTTTTGCAGCATCCTCGAGATAGATCTGTGACGCTCTCATGATCTGACGATGTGCTGGTTCATAGGAGCGCTCGATCCAGCTATGCCACACGCGATCTTTCTGCTCTTTGCTGCGTGCCTGCTTCGATTCAAGCCGGTTTTTCTCTGCTCTGATCACGGCTCTCATGTGATCAAGGCCACGAGATCCAACGACTAGCCATTTGATCTGCGCCACAACACCTGCCAGCCGATGATCTCGGAAATGACGCGCCGCCCATGCTTCGCGCAATCGGATCGCGAGCTCTTCTGTCTCTGTCTGGGCTATGCTGCTGTCTCTCTGGGCTATTGGCAGCAGTCGATTGAATTGCTTATTGCCTAGGATATTGCCGCCTGCTTTCCAGATCTCCGGATAATTCTCTTTGAGATCCAGCGCCTCAGCGTGTGGAAATCGCTCATATTCTGAATTTCTCAATGCGACTTGCTGATCTTCGCCATCCTCTGGAAAGTTTGTTGGATCCTTATCGCCTACAGATCCCCGCATTTCGTAGCTGTTAGCATTTTTTTTTTGCTCGAGCTCCTTAGTCAGCAAGGCAGTCAGCGCTTGCTCGATCTGCTGCTCTGCTTCTGTCTGGCTATCTGTCTCAATCTCTCCAAATGGACTATCTGCTAGCCCCTCGTATTGATACGCTTCAGCTGCTGACATGCCGTTTTCAATATGTCGCACAATGCGCTCTAATTTCTCTGATCGGATTGCCTGCAGTGCATCGATACTAGAGAAATCGATTTTCACTGAATACGACGGATCGAATAGCCGCGCAATTCTAGTCATAGCATGCTCGAGCTTGCTGGCTCGCTTCTGCTGGATTTCCCAGTATGTAATCGTAGCCTGTCGCGCTGTTGCGTAGTTTGCATCCGGCAAGCCTAGCACAGTAGACGGCACGCCACAGACAGCGCTGATATTTTCCCGTACCATTGTTCGAAGCGCTTGAAACTCAAGATCACGAGGCGACAGTGTCAGCGTCTCGACTTTGATCTGCCCACTTAGCGCCATAGCGCCGCCTTTCTCTGTCATTGCCTGATATGCCTGCGTGATTTCCTGTCTACGTCGTCGATCCCAAATATCCGCGGGATCTGCTGGCGACAAAAGGACATCTGGCCGGCCTTGCTTCGATACACTGCTCGCCATTCTCTGCGCGTTGATATCTGCTGTAATCTCTTCGTTTAATGCCTCGACTAATCCAGATCCATAAAGCTCGCCGTTGCTGTTGATATCCCAGCTGGCGTTACGCGTGTGAATAATACGATCAACAGGATACACAGCAGTCGATCCGCCGTCGTTGTATTCGTAGCCCTGAATCATTTTGACGGGATCCGGAATAATCCGCACGTTTTCAGGATGCAGGCGATACAAGCTTGTCGGCCGCGATAGATCTCCGACGATCAGAATATAGCAATTGCCTGTCATCATCAGATCGACAATCAGCTGCTCTTTGAACAATGCGCCGTCCGTGTTGCTTGACGGCTGCTCGAATAGATCCAGCACGGGGCTATCGTCGATCTCTGTCTGCTGCTCGCCTTTGCCAGATAGTAGCTTGATAGGCAGGCTGGCGACATCTTGACTGGCTCGTGTTACGCAGGCATGTGTATAAGCATGCTTCCCAAATACTGCCATAGATTGACGCGGGCTAAATGTGGGCGATACTCCATTGCCGACGCTCCAGCTGGCCCCGTGTTCAGGCGCCTTAGGATTCTCAACGACCTGCCCAAATGCTTTCATGATAAAGCTAGGCAGCCAGCGAGCTAGCGTGCTTTGCTTCTGTATTTGTGTACTCTTAGACATAGCAACTCCAATCAATGAATCCAATATATCAGATAATCACGGATCTTGACAGTTTGCTGATTTCTAAAACGACAAAAGGAGCCGATCGGCCCCCCTTGCTTACTATCTGACTATTTATGATTCATAGATCTCGCCGGTGTTGATTCTCATTGTGTAAATTGGTGTTTTTACAGATCCTGTCTGTGTGTATGTTTTGCCGTTAAACTCATAAGACATTGTCCAATCATATTCGAATTGTACCAATGCTGTATCTCCAGCCTCAAGGGCTTGATTTGCTAGCCATTCAGTCGCACAGATTGCGGCGCCATCTTCTGCTTTGTAATATCTATAAAGTGAAACTTTGACCTCTCCGACTTGTTGCATGTCAGATGTTGCAAGCTGTGAGAATGTTTCTGATTGTGATTTAACTGCGTTGATGATTTCTTGTTTTGTCATTGTTTTTCCGTTGTTTGTATAAGCGACATTGCTTATACTTATAT